TCGACTCTTTTTGAAGATGTCGCTCAAATTGGCGGATCACCAACAACTACTCTTATTCCTCAAGATCGTCAGGTGCCTCCACCTGAGTGTCCAAATTGCGGCAAACAGTTCTGTGAGTGTATGATTAAGAAGTTATCCGCTACTGCAGCCACGTTTTCTATTGCTCAATCTATAGTTAAGATCATCGACATTATTTCTCATTGGCTTACTGTTGATCATGCTCAAATTGGCGTTTCCAACCTTTTCCCTTGGCTTATTGGAGCCGCCCCCACCATTGACAATGCTAACACCCTCATCAACGAAGCTACGGAGCGGATTCAATCTATCCCCACTGCGGATGAGGTCATGTCGAAAGTTACGAGCACAGTGAAGGAAGTCCTTGATGCGAATTGCGGTTTCCTTCCCATTTCAGTTCGCACTGTTCTAGTCACACTATGCACTGCAGTCGGGCTTTTCATTATTTATAAGACGGGTCGAATTGCCTACAGTGTGGTGATGATGCCCCTCCGGTACATGATTGGAGGCATGCTCAATGCTGAGGAGTTGATTCTCACCCTCACACACTTCTTTGGCAAGGAACCCGAGAAGAAAGACACAGCTCAAGCAGGTCTGGGTGATGTGCTCTCGTATCTACCCATGGCCGCAGCCATGGCTGCAACATTAGCTATCACCTACCTCACAGGCAAGATACCAAGTCGAGATAATACCGCATTTGGCCTCCTCACCAAAATTGGTACAGTTCCCCGTGCCGCAGCAGGATTCTCAGAAATCCTTAAGTGGTGCCATAGTACTATCATTACGATTTGGGATTGGGTCCGAGTGAAGGTTCTTGGTTATGATCCCTCGATGTTAGAAGGGGCAGTTCCTGAACTCACTGCCTGGATGCGCGATGTTGAAGACAGAATGTCTACTGAATTTTTGGCCACCTCCTGTGCCGATTATACAGGTAGATACAAAGCCGCCTCCCTCTACATCAATGGACACAATCTCATGCGCAAATACCATGATGCTCTCACACCAGAGCTAAAACAAGCCATGATGCGCATGATGGTTCAGGCTGCTCGCATACGGACTCAGGTTGAGATGCAATTCCCTGAAGTCAAGACAATTCGTACAGTCCCCCTGCCCATTTGGTTGGTTGGGGAATCACAAATTGGTAAGTCCACGCTGTGTTACTTGATTAGCACTGAACTTTGCATGTCAGCTGGTGTTTCAAGCCCCAAAGATCAAATTTACCAGCGCTGCGTTGAGCAGGAGTACTGGGATGGCTACATGAATCAGTTCATTGCCCTTTATGATGATCTGGGTCAAATGAAGGATGCGGTTTCAGCCCCCAACCTCGAGTTTTTCGAACTAATTCGAGCTATTGGTCCCTTTCCGTACCCTCTTCACATGGCAGATATTACACAGAAAGCTACAACACAATTCACTTCAAAGGTCATCCTTGCAAGCACCAACGACTTGAATCTTCGCATCGAGTCTCTCACTTATCCGGATGCGGTCTGGAACAGACTAACACAATCATGGTTTGTTAAAGTGAAGTCCAAATATCTCATGCAAGACGGCAATGGTAACGTCCTGGAGCCACAAAGGTTGAACATAGACATGGTTGTTGAAGATTCACCCACCCTCAATGGGAAGAAGTGGAAAATTAATCCGTACATCTATGACTTCGTCAAGTTCAACGCCCGATCCCGTAACATCAAAGATAGGGACAACGGGGAATGTGTTGGCTGGGACACTTTCATTAAGATCTTGAAAGACGACCTAGCCTCCCGATCCGGTCGTGGCAAAGAACTCGACGATTTCCTTGCGGAGTATGTCGAATCCCACAAGCAGAGTGCCCAAATGGGAGAAGAACCTGTTGCGGACAAACCCGATTCTATCGTCTACGCTGCTGAAAATGTGTTTCCACAAGCGCAGATAGGTACCGTACCATCCCACACTTTCCAAGAATTGGCAGCATGGGCGTTGAACCAGACCTCGCCTTTCACGAACTCCAAAGAATACGATTTGGCATACTATCACATGGCACTTGGCTACGAGTTGGAGGAGGTTGCAGGACAACCACCATCCGATCTTAGGACTTTCATTCCTAGCATCATTCCTCCCGAACCGTGGCAAGCTCTTGTTATGTCATTTTACAGAGCTAAGTATGCCCCAAAAAGCAACGTTGAGAACATCATGAACCGGGTGGTAAATCTTGCCAAGATGTCATTTGACAAATTGCCTACCTACGTCAAGGAGTTCCTCGATGTCATGGCCAATCTGGTAAAGTGGTTTGCTGAGTTCTGTGTCAAAAACTCAACACTTCTGATTGGTTTCCTGGTTGCGATGCTCTCTATGTCAGCTTTTGAGAAGTCTCCGCAAATGGAATTGTACAAACAACGAGAAGCCGCTTTAGCACGGCCCGAATTTGAACCCGGGTCTAGCGATGATCAGGCAGAGAGTGACACGCGGAACCAGCAACCCAAAGCTAGAGCGCAGCAACGCACTATAGCTACGGCCCGGGTTAGAGTCGTCAACAGAAATGTTGCCGAGATGGGTCAAAGTTGGGGTCAACTTGACATCATTGCCAAATTCCGTCGGCAACAGTATCACCTGACTATGGTACTCAAGGATGGTAACCATATTCCAATGGGGACTATTACTAATGTAACTGGTCAACTTTACATGATGCCAAACCACTTTGTCATGGCTCTTGAGTCCCGCAAACCAGCAAGTATTATCATGGCGAACACCAAAGTTGTGATTGAAAAACCCTTTGTTGGTTGGTACGACATGGAGAACAGTATTGAACTCGTTGGGCCGGACGGAAATCCCCGGGACCTTGTCCTGATTGCCATCAAAGAGATCCAAAAGGGTTGCGATTTGACGAAGCACTTTGCTAGTCTTGAAGATTTGTCTAAGCT